GATATACAATTTTCTTTTCCACCACATCCACAATCTTGTCTTAATGTAGAGAGCATTTGTTATTTATTGTTAAAATAAATGTTGCTATAATAACAAAATGTCAGGTGATCAATCAGAATATATTCGTGGAAAAGAAGCTATACGTGGTAAAACTCAAGATGTTAGATTTATGAAAGATGGATTTGATGAATGGGCAGAATCAACAAGACCAGCTCGTGAAGGTCAAATAGAAAAAAATCCCTCTGAAGAACAAATGACAACAACAGGAGGTGCGATGTCATTAAGAAAAGCAAAACATGTAGCTAAAGTTTTAGCTAGTTCATTACGTGGTGGTAATATTGTAGATGACATTATGGCTTTAGTTCCCGACAATATTAAAAGACAAGTTGATGCTGTTATTCAAGGAACAAAAGGAGTTTTAGGAGCATATAGAAATATTTCAAGTTTTATTGATGATTTTATAGAAGAAATTAAAGATGAATTTATTGACAATCCTAAAGCAAATGTAAAAGCAAAAGCATTTGCTGTAAAAATAGTTGATGCATTCAATAAACTTAAAACATATAAAGATTCTCTTGATGGAGTTGCAAAAATTCTTGAAGGTGTAGGCCTAGGTCGTGGTGGTCAACGAAGAGGGGGAGATTTAGCTGCTACTGTGAAGACAGTAGTTGACAAAGCTAAAGAAATATTTGGTAAACTTATGACATGGCTCAAATTCTTTTATGACAACGCTGTAGGTATTTCTCAATTCTTGAAATTGAAGACACTAAATCGTGCTGATCTACCATTCAAAGGACAACAAATTCTAGATTATATTCAACCTATATTTGATGTAACTGACAAATTAAGCGGACTATTAGCTTCTGCTAAAAAGGGAGGACGTGGTTGTCAAAGTTGTGAATGTGGAGATTCAGATGAAGAAGGAATGATTGTTGTAAAACGTCGTGGTGGTAGAACTATATATGGACGTCGTGGTGGTATGATGAAACAAGAAGGAATAATGGGAATGGATGGTCAAGAAATGCAAGAATATAGTCCTTATATGAGTTATTCTGGTCCAATAAGAGCAGTACAACGAGTACATAACAGAGAAGAAGAAGAACCTGTTGTAACAAGAAGAGGAGTTCCTCGTATTGGTGGTAGAACTATATATGGACGTCGTGGTGGTATGATGAAACAAGAAGGAATAATGGGAATGGATGGTCAAGAAATGCAAGAATATAGTCCTTATATGGGTTATTCTGGTTTTGGTCCAGCAGTACAGAAAAGAGAACAAGTATATGAGAGAGAAGTAATGGGAGAGAAGAGTGACGCTGCAAAACGACGTGGTGGTAGAACTACATATGCATCAAGTGTTTCTTCTAGTCAAGGAAGAGCTGGAGGTAGAAGATCAGCACGTGGAGAAATTGTTAAAAAAGTAATGCGTGAACAAGGACTTTCTCTTCCACAAGCTTCTAAATATGTAAAAGACAAAGGTTTATATTAAATAAAAATTAATATGAGTAGTAAATAAATGCCTACATTTCAAACTACACCACTATTAAGATGGACTTATCCAGATGAAGCTTATAATATGAATTATAGACATCGTGAAATGGCCCCACCTTCTATTCCTTCCTTAAATGCTGAACCTGGAATGGAAAGTCCATTTGCAGCACATGAAAGACAAGTTGTCTTAGACAGAGTTAATAATACTTTGAGAGCTAAAAAAGGTATGGAAGGAAAACTTAATACAACTGCACGTTCACAACGTTATGAAAGAAAAGCTTCACGTTCTGCTGTTCCTAATGGTGTTTTTACTGGTTCTCCTATGGAATATGTAACATCTGGTGGATTACGTGGAGGTGTAATTACAACAAAAGAAGGACAAGAATGGTTAGCGAAAGCACTAAAACAAAGAGCAGAAGAATATGGAGCATTAAGTTCTGGGTCTACAAAAACATTCCCTAAAATTGAAGTGTCTAGTACACCCGATGTTGATTCATTATTTACAACTATATTTTCTGCTTTTAATGCTGGTTCATTCACAAATGCAGTTTCTGAAAATATGAATAAATTATTACAAGCATTATTGCGTGTTGGTTCAACAATTAGTGAAGAAAAACTAGCTGAATATGCAAGATTAGTTCAACAATTAGTTGTAACTATTCGTGGGTATAGAGGAGAAACATTTGGTGTTGCTGGTGAAGCATATAGTCCATCAGAAGAAAGATTACGATTAATTGAAAATTTACAAAATACTTTGAAATTAATTGAATCTGTAATTCGTGAAATTGCAAGAACAATTCGTGAATCTAAATCTGCACGTGAACAAGTTATGTCAACTTTAAGTTCAAGATTACTTACACAACAAGCAGCACAATATAGACCTGGATTTGTAGGGGAAGAATCTGCAAGAGGAACAGACATTGAACGAGCTGCACAAAGTAATATACAATTAGGTAGAAGAGTTCCACCTGGACCTTTAATTCAACCCGAACCTCCATCTGATTTAGATCGATTTAGACTAGCTCAAGAAGGACCTGGTATGTTTGAAGAAGAATATGAAGATGATTTTGAAATACCTGAAGAAATACCTGAAGAAATTGTAGAAGAAGCACCGCCTAGGTATTTACAAGACATGGAAGATCAATTTGGTAGTTTGAGTGGTTTAGGTAAGAAACGTAGAGGTAGACCACGAAAACATAGAATGTAACCTATAATAACTAAAAATTCGCACAATAATCAATTTATAATTTTTCATATAGAAATTATAAATGGATGCAACCCAGGGATTTTCTTTAGGAACTTTAGTAACTGTATTTTCTGGACTTTTAGCTTATTTAGTTAAATTGAATCATAAACGTATACGTTCAACATGTTGTAATAAAGTTTGTGTAACATCAATTGATGTAGAAGAAACAACACCACAAAAAGAAGAATTAAAAGTAGAAGTTAATTAATAAATGGTATATATTGTTCCATATAAGTTAGGAGGTAAAAAAGGGTATAGAGTAGAATTAGAAGGTATACCATTTTCAAGAAAACCTGTAGAATTACAGAGAGCAATTCAACAAGCAGAGGCATTAGTAAAAAAACGAAAATTAAATAAAATACAATCATATAGTCTTAGTGAATCAGACATTCAGAAAATGATTCCTTCATTAAAAATTGTAGCATATACAGATTTATTAAATGCAAATTCTATTGATGATGTATTAGATGAAAAAGGTAGATTAATGCTTCTTTATTTAACTGAAGATTTAAATACTGGGCATTGGGTAAGTTTATTAAATTATAGAGATTCTAATATAATTGAATATTTTGATCCATATGGTAATTATAAACCAGATGAAGAATCAAAATGGTTAACACCAGAAAAATTAAAAGAATTAGGACAATCAACTAAAAAACTAACAAAATTATTAAAAGAAAGTAAATATAAAGTTCTTTCTAATGCATTTCCATTTCAAACTGATCAAATGAATATGAATACTTGTGGACGTCATTGTACAACAAGATTATATTTTAAACATTTGAGATTACCTGAATATATTAAATTAGTTGAATCTACTGGATTACATCCAGATGAATTTGTTTCGGGTTTTACTTTTAATTTAATAGGTAAGTAATCTAATTAAAAAAATATAAAGTATTAAATAAATGTCAAGTTTCTCTTCTGTGAAAATTGAAGGTTCAAAAGCTACTGGAGACAGAGTATATTATAATGGAACTGTGATTAATAATTCAAAAGACACAGACCAATTAAGTGATGACCCAGAAATTCTATATTTTGATGAAAGACAAACTCCTTTAATTAAAGATGCATCAAGTTATGAAATAGCTGTTGAAAATTTCTCTTTGAATGGTGCAACTAAAAATTTACCTGTATTTATTCCAGTTATTGCTGATCCATCAACTGATGTAGATTTAACTGTTTATACTATTTCTTTTTGTGTAAAATATGGAACTACTTATATAGTAGCTACTGAACCAATTGTATGGCAACCCGAAAATCAAGCACCATATACTTTAAAACCAGATGTAGGACCAGTACAATTAGAAACTGATTATTATTATTGTTATGATTATACGCATATGGTTACATTAGTAAATGTTGCATTAAGAAAAGCCTGGGATGCAGCTGTTAATGTTGGAACTTTTGGAACAAAATGTCCTTTCTTTGAATATGATGCAAATACTGGTTTATTTTCATTAAATCAAGATTCTAAAACTTGTATGGTCCCTGTTGAATCAGGACTTCCAGCACCTTATTTAGTAAGTTATATAGCCGTTGCTCCTTACGTAGCTGGGGAATATTCCTTTGTAGGAATTAATACAAATTTAGAAAATTTATTTACAAACTTTAATACTAATTATTATGGTCCTAATCAAATATGGGATGGTTCGGGAGCAACTATTTTACCTGAAATTGTAATTGATTTTGGTTTATCCGTCCAATTAGTAGCTACTCAACCAGAAGACAATACAGCAGTAGGAAAATCATTAAGAAGTTTACCTAAATCTTCATTTTTTCAATTAGTAAATCCATTTACTGGTTCAGCAATTTCTGATGCAACTTTTGTAAGATTAGAACAAGATTTTACTTCTACTGGAACATTATGGTCACCAATAGCTTCTATAGTATTAGCTACGGACAACATTAGGGTAAGAAGTGAATTTTTTTCAAACCCAATTGCTTTTGGAACAGCAAATATTGGAGACCAAAGATCAAGTTCTGGGTCAACAAAAACTATTTTAATTGAAACTCCTATTGATGCATTAAAAGCAGATTTATGGAAAGGATTTGTTTTATATGAACCTAAAGTTCCTAGATTTTCTTCTTTAGATCCATCATCTGGCAGTATTTCTACTATTGATGTTACTATGTATTGGCGTAATCGTTTAACAAATGCTTTAATTCCTCTTCGTTTACCCAACCAAGGTTCGGCTTCATTTCGTCTACTTTTTAAACGAAAAATCAATTGTGTTCGTTCCGCGTAAAGCTTAAAAAAATAAACTTTCGTTAATAATAAAAATGGCCGAAGTTGAAAAGTTTTCTACGTTCGACCCTCGTATTGTTCAAACAAAACCTAAGTATGCAGTTTCTAAAGGAGCTTTGGCAGTTTCTAATGTAAGTTTTCTAGCCCAAACTGCAGATGCTACGTCTTGTCAATTTAACGTTCAAGTTCCTTCTGAAAACGTATTCGTAGACAGAGCCGTAGAATGGACTGGTCAAGTATGTGCTACTGTAACTGTGCTTGTAACTGCTCCACCTGGAAAGGACATTCTAGCGGGAACGTCTCTTCAAGGTTTGATTGCTCCAGCTGCATTTCCTCTTCATCAATCTGTAACTCAAATGTCAGCAACTATTAACGATGCTACTGTAACTACAAATACCCAAGATGTTCTACCTCAAATTCTACGTCTTGCTGACATGAGAGACGCTCGTCGTCAACGCACATGCCCAACTATGTTAGATCGTTATGCAATTCAGCCCGACACTAATACAGTACGTAATTCTCCTCTCCAAGGTTGGTCTGAAAGTTCTCAATCTGATGAAGTTCCTAATGGTGGATTTAATGGATTTTATTATGCCCAATCTGCTACTGGTAGCCTTCCTCAACCTTTTTCGGGTCTTGGAACTCCTGTAGGAAACGTAGCATATTTTAATGGTCAACCTTATGTTCAAACTACTATTACTAGTGCAAGTACTGTTCCTCAACGCACTTTAACTTTTCATGTAGTATTACTTTCTACTGAAAAACTATTACTTTCTCCTTTTATTTTTAGTGATCAATATGAAATGTCTACTGGATTATTTGGTGTTCAAAATTTTCAAGTTCAAATGAATCTTGCACCTTCTCCTAAACGTGCTTTACGTATAGCAACTGAATTAAGTGTTGTAAGTGACAATGGTGATCTCATTAGACCTTTTGGTACTCCTACTACTGTATGGTCTGCTACTGGAAATTATGGTAGTTTATGGGTTTCTCAACCTAAATTGTCTGTTCAATTTTTAACCCCAGCTCTTGATGTTCCTTTACCTCCTAAATCTATTGTTCCTTACATGGAATTTCCTCGTTATATTGGAACTCCTGGAACTCTTGTAGAAGCATCAGTAAACATTTTGTCCGCTTCCACTTCTCTTACTTCTCAAACTATTACTCTTCCTTCTATTCCCGACCTTCTTGTAATTTATGTAAAACCAGCTTCATATGCTGATGCAACTAATGGCGATTGGTCTTTACCAATTACAAAAATGAGTCTAAATTTTGACAACTTTTCGGGTTTAATGAGCACGATGACTCAAAAACAACTATACCAAATGTCTGTTCGTAATGGTGTAGACATGGACTGGTCTGAATGGTCTGGTCTAGGTAATGTTCCTTTTAATAACTCACTTGATGCTACTACTTTTACTCTTGCAGTCCCAGCAGCTGGTGGTCAACGTGGTCTTATTGGTGGTCCTTTAGTTCTAAAACCTGGTGTAGATTTCCCTTTACAAACTGGACAAGCAAGTGGATTAGTAGGAAACTTTACTCTACAATTTGTTATTGAAGTTCAAAATTTTACTGGTGCTGACTACACTCCTAATATTTACACGATTCCTATTTCTTCTGGATTCTTTGAAACTATTAAAGGTTCTTCAAGAATTATTAAAGGAGTTCTAACTGAACAAGACATTTTGAGTTCTCCCGCACAAGCACCTAGTGAAGCAGCCCTTCGTCCCGTAGGTGCTGGACGTGGTGGACGATCTGGTATGCCCGTAAGAGGTGGAATGTCTGGTTATGTTGTGTAATTAAATTCATAACAAGATTCAATAGTAAATTCATCTTTTAAATATTTATGAAAAAAATCCTCAACAAATTTTTTTACTTTTCCTTTAAAACGTAAAGTAAAAAGAGTTCGTGTGTCATTATAAGAATCAAAAAAATCTAATGCATTATGTTTATAATTATAAAGAAAACCAATTAAATGTGTAACATTTTTTGGAGGATTATGATTTAAACTTAAAAATCCATCTTTTTTATTTTTTAATAAAGAAGTAAATAAGTTTTCATTTAAGTCTACAACTTTTAGTTTTAAATCATATTGTTTAAGACCTTTTTTCATTTGTGACATAAATTTACGATCTTCAAGATCAATTCCAAGTGTAGGAAAATCTTTATATTTTTTTTGTAAAGTTATACTTAAAACATATGGACAATCGTATTTACGATGTTTATACTTTTTAGCTTTTATAACTTCCATTTTACTTTTAAAACAAGAATTAATTGGGCTTATTTTTGATTTCCTGGGCTTGTATAAGTTTGCATAATCATGGTGTTACCACGTGCCCCATTAGTTTATTGCTATATATTAGTAAATTTAACATAAAAACATGTAATTACAAAAAAACATGTATTTTTTATGGTAAAATTCAATTGAATTTTACCATAATTTTTTATATTATTGCCGTATTTACATATTTTTAATGATTTTTACTTTAAAAGTCCTTTATTTTTTATTTAATGGATTATTTATTATAATAATTTTAGGTTTTGGATTAGGTTTTGTAATTAGAATTGCATATATAATAGCTACTAAAACTTCCATTATTATAGAAGTGGTAATTTCAATTGTAATTCTTCTTCTAGATTCAAATAATTTCTTATATGTTTAATTTGTACAATTAATTCTTGTATTTCATCATCATTAATTGTATGTTTTTTTAAATAAAGCAATTTGTCAATTAAATTATTCAATTGTAATTTCAAAAATTCTATTGCAATCATTTTTATTTATTATACAAGTTAAAGTTTAAACTTCTTTATATAATGTTCAATAGATTCATCTAAAGTTGGTTTATTCCATAAAATCCACCTACTTAATGCACCTGGAGTTTTAGGATCAGTCCAATCTTCATTTGCTCTATGTCTAGCTAAATAAGATTTTTTCTTTTTTAAGTCACCACCCGTAGTTATGAAATCATCATACCCAAAAGCACCAAATTTAACAACTTTTCCATCATCAAATTTAGCTACTAATTTGTGTATACCATCTTTTGCTCTATAAAATTGAACCATTTGTATATTAGTAATTAATATAAAACTACAGAAACTCTTGCATTTATTACTGGTGTTTGTGAAAATTGAACTGTTGTTCCATTTGTAAAACCATACACACACAAATTAATAGTTCCAGTAGGTCCACCAGCTTCTAAATATGTAGAAGGAATTAAGAGATTCATAGGAAAATACATTTGTGGACTAGAATTTACAATAGCATTATTAATATTTTTACTACTAAGTAAGGGTTGTTCTGCTGGTTGTGAAGTTGTAGTATAATATACAGACCAGTAGTTTACATTATTAATATTGAAATCATATAAAGCCAATCCATCAAAACTTACAAATTTACCAGCAGACCAATTAGGAGGAACTTTAAAAGAAATTGTTGATGCTAATGTCCATGTAAGTGTAGTCCATACAGTAGTATTAGGTAAATTAGTTATTGTTCCACCAACAGTTGATCCAGTTAAAAAATATTGAAGTCCACCTTGAGGAGTTGACCATGTAACAAATCCAGCACCATCAGAACCTAGGTATTGTCCAGTAGTTCCATTAGTACCACCAACAGTTATAGCAAGTTCATCAGAACCAATTGTAATTTGTGAATCTGTTAGTTCTGGATCAGTTCTGTCTGTAAGAGTAATTGATGAGGATGATGCATTAATTAAAATTCCTTTACCCATGTTTTGTAAATCTCCACCAATACTAATAGCCATAAATTGATCATCATCTAAATCAATATAATTTCCATTAAGTCCACCAGTTAGTCTATATGCATTACCCATTCCACCAGTTTCAGTCCATAAAAATCCAGAAGAACCAGTAAATCCACCAGAACCATCATTAAATTGTATAGAACCAGTAATTCCTTGAGCTGTTGGTAAAGTTGGTAAATTTTCCCATGAAACTACTTGTGTGTTGTCTACTTCATATGTTATTGAAGTTAATACTTGTCCGCTCGTTCCTAAATCATTACCAGAATCTCTTAATCTATAAGTACTTAAAGTGTCTGAAATAGTTACATTAGGTGAACTTAACATATGATTGACATTGTCATAAGTAAAATCTGAATCAAAAGTAGGTGTTGTTCCATCAGCGGAAAATAATACTGAATTTGCATTAACAGCTAAATCAAATGTTCCAGGAGATCCACCATTTACAAATAGAGTCCAATAAGCAGAGACTGTTGATGGAGGATCATTAATAACATCATCAGTTTGAACTATACATACATACGTATTATTGTCAAGAGAATCTACAGCAAGTGTATTTACTGCATAAGAACCATCAATCCATGTTCCAATATAAGAAAATGTTGTTCCAGAAGCACCAGTAGCACCAGTAGCACCAGGCGGTCCTTGTACACCAGTAGGATCATAAGACATTTTATTATATAGTAATATTTAATATAAAAATTTTAAACTATAATACATAAATGCCATATAAATTACGAAAAGCACCTAAACGTAATCTTTACTGGGTTATAACTATTGAGACTAAAAAAAAGCATTCCAGGGAACCAATACCTCTTGAAAAAGCTAAAGCACAAATGCGTATTCTAGAATCAGCTTTAGTAGGTGGTGGACCATTTAAAGATGAATTACAAGCAAGACTTTCTCTATTTGATGAGAGTGTAAGAAACGCTGTTTATGAACAGTATGAACCACAATTAGATGCAATTAAAAGTGGTGTAAATTTTCTCAAAGGTAGATTTTTTAGAGATGAAAATAAACGTGAACAAAAACGTGCAATTATTGAGGCTGCAATTGCTGATGCTAGAGAAGTTCAAGAAAGAAGAAATCGTGAAACAGTTGAACGTAATCAAAGAATTTATAGAGCATTACCATATAAAAGAGTTCCAAGAGGAACTGAAGATCCTATTTCATACAACACTATAAAACATGGTGACCCAATTTCTATAATTAGAGAGGGGAGAAGAGGAGAAGAGAAAGAATTTTTCTTTGAAACTCCTAGTCTAAAATCATGGGAACAGCAATCACTACTACAAGGCCGTCAACCATCAAATCCATACACAGGTTTGCCATATAATCCCGAACAAAAACTAGATTACAAAGCAAGAGATCCAGAAAGAAGACCAATACAAGCATTTGTAGAAATAAATGGGAAACAGCTTCCTATAGTTCTTCCTCCAGGTAGAGAAATATTTGAATCTGCTCCTCCTTCCACACCAGTGAGTGAATTAGATGGAGAAGGTAGACGTAGAGGTAAAAGAAAATGTAAAAAATGTGGAAAATTAAAGAAATAAAATTGCGTAATTACCGCCATCGTTTTTTATTTACATTAATATAATATGAGTTTTATAAAGAAGTTAGAATTTGGAAAAAAATACCAAGAAATTTCTAAAAAGTATATACCATTAGATGAAGAAACATTTGTTGAAGATGCACCAGAAAAAGTTTTTAAATGTTGGGATTATAGAACTAACAAATATAAATATGAAGTTAAATCTGATCGGATGGGTTATTTATACGATTGTGCTACTATGTTTATAGAATATGAATGTAATAATAAATCTAGTGGTATAGAAGCTACACAAGCTGATTTCTACCATTATTTCTTTCATTTTCCTAATGGTAATTATAAAGCTCTTGAAATTCCAGTTAAAGAACTTAAAGAGGCTTGTAAAGGTTGTAGAACTATTATTGGTGGTGATGGTAATCGTGTAAAAGGATGGATTGTTCCTATAAGAGCTGAATGGTTACTCTGATTTCACATATTCTCTTTGCATATTTAAAGAATGTCCCATTTCATCAGCTGTTTGTTTCATTTCATCTATGTCTAACATATTTGACAAGAATATATGACGTAACATACTAACACCTATTTTTTTGCCAAAAATCTTATTAAGAATTCTAGTAATAGCATTAATACTTTGCAAAGGCGACCCATCAAAATTTACTAAGAATTGGTAAGCTCCTTTCTTAGTATTTGGATGTGATTTTAAATATAATTTTATAACTTGTGCTAAATCATCTGGAACTTCAAATTTTTGTTCACCATAAGTTTTTGAAGTTTTATATTTATTAAAAATAAATTCATTCGTGTCT